GTATGCGCGCGCTCTAAGAAAACGCTTAAATCGGATGAGGACTTGCGCAGGTTACATGCGCGGCAGCAGCACAACAGATTATCCAAGCTGTCATCACCGCCACGCTTGCGACTAACGATATGGTCTACTTCGCGCCCTTCCTCACCACAGTATTGACATATCCCATTATCCCGGGCAATTACCTTCGCCCTTACCTTGCGCCATAAGCTGTAGTTCTTAGCACTGAGTTTGTTACCTAATGCCATCCATATACCTTCCAGTGATAAAGCGCATCAACCATTGATCCATAACGCTTAATAGCATAACGATAGCACCAGTCAATCTGTTGCATATAGTTAGCAGTCTTTAAGTATTTAGACTTCCCCTGACATATGCCAAAGTGAGTACCATTCACTGCTTTTACACGCCAATTACTCTCAGCTGTAAATAGCACATCCATTGCATAGAGTTCAATGATGCTGTCAGTCTTTGTAGCTGCATATTCTTTGTATTTGTTTGCATTTTCTGCAAAGGCGTGTGACTCCGTAGGATTAACACATAACACTCCCACTAGCATCACCGCTGCTGCTTGGGATATTTCCCTACGGGTCCCCGCATTGCGGATGAAGCGTACTACCCTTGTCAAGATGTGGATAAGTTGAGCGTGAGAAGTCGCTCAAATCGATTAAATCGGACATGGTAGACACGCAACGCCATAATGTCTAAGCCTCTGTTAAGGGCTTCATCATAATCCCCAACACCCCGCATGATGTACATTCCACGCACACCAGATTAGGCGGCATGTTATTGGCAACAATCCGTTCTAAGTGCGGGCATGTAGCTTTACACACCCGGCAAGTGTATTTGTAATATATTGAATTACCCATTATCCCAACACCTCATCAATTACATAAAGAGTGGGGCAAGGATATTGAAAACCATCACACATCGCGCAAATTATGTATTTTTTACCATAAACAGTAAATACTTCTTTCGGTTTATGTAACTCGACTACTGCGCGTAAAGCCTTTTGTTGTTTTCCTATATCCGACATTTCTTTGAAGTAAATCAATTTATTTGTTAACTCATCGTGGGTCATTTAATGTATGCCTGCAATCTGCATTGAAAGCAAAACCACATAATCACTTGCCCTGTGTGGTCTTTGATGTCTTGGCCATTCTTGCTTGGCGCGTATTGGTTGCACCTATCGCACATCGTTGTAACCCCTGCCGATACTGTGCCGTCGCGTTCAAATGTAATTTCATTGCCTTTGTTATCACTCATTGACATTTCACCCATGTTTTGCCACTTTCTTACGCCATTGACCATTAGGGGCTAACTCCCACCAATCAGCAGGGCATTGCTCAGCCTTGTCAGGGCTAATGCAAACAAACCCATAATAATCTTTACCTGTTTTCTCGGATAAACCTTTGCGCAGCTGCATAGCACCATGCTTGCAATGCGGTTCTGGATCAACTGCATTTGCTTCCCGGGCAGCAGCCATGCGGCCTATCTGATAAGGCGAATATCCCTCATCTGTTAAGGTTTCGCGGTTTTGTACGCGCTCCACTTTTACCATTTCCTCACGCGATGGGCCATGTTTATCTGTGCCAATCCCGGCGTTCTTGCAAGCAATTCCAATGCTAGATGTTTCGCAATTCTCTAGTGGAAAGTCGCGGTTCACGCCTTTATCAGCTGCAACCTCTCTGGCATGGCCAGTACTGAATGGCACTGCATCGGTGAGGTTTCGATATAACTCGCAACGCATCACAAATACATTTGCATCACTAGGTAAAGCCATTGTGCGCACTGCACCATCTGGGTATTTCTCCCAGAATAATTTAATGCGCTCCGCAACGGTGGTGTAATCGGCTAAATTGAAACTCATAGCAGCACCATGTTTCGAGTCCAGACAATTGACCTGTTGCCAGCGCGTGTTTTGCGTGTTTCATTGGTTGGGAGCAATTGCCCCATGCCTACTAGTTCGCTACGGCGGCTGCGAATTGATGAATCTGTAGCAGGCCAAGTGATGCCCCAAGTGCGGGCGTACACCTTGACCAGTTCCTCATCTGTCATTGCCATCTCCACATCAAAACATTGCAATAAACGGTACTGCAATGGTGTGACATCGGCAATGGAATTAGCTGCGCTGTGTGAAGTCCATGGATCAGTTGCCCGGGCATGTGCTCTATTTGTCATGTTTGACCTCAACATTGCGCTTGCCTAAATCATGGCCAGCCCTAAAGCCATCATCTAATCCGCGTTCATTGCCTACGGTGTATGCCACATAAACTGGCAGAGTTATCAAAGCGAATAGAATTATGACCCAAATTGGCTGCGGTATTTGTGCGAGTATTTGATACATTATTTTGCCTCGCGTTCTGCTGCAAATGCTTCAACATCGCTTAACTGGAAACGGTAATGCCCGCCAAATGTGGTTTTGTGTGGCAGTTTGCCTTCGCGCACTAGCTTGCGAACCGTTGATCCTGCTACCCCTAACACCCAAGCTGCATCCTCGGTAGTTAGTAAGCCCTTGAAACTACGCATTGTTTTTTAATTGCATAGGTCGGATGATGGTTTGTCTGCAACGGATTTCGACTGCGCCTTTGGAACGACCCAACAAATGCGCAATCTCAGAAAATGATTTCCCTTGATTGTAAAATGCAATCATTGCCTCGTGTTCTTGATTTGACCAAGGCACTTGATAAACGGCTGCGCGATAAATGTTGTAACGCGTTGGGCGGCGTGTTTTCTTTTTATTTTGTAATACAACAGACGGCACAATTATTTTGTCGGTGCTGTATTTTTCAAGCAACAATGCTAATAAAACTTCTTTTTCTTGATTCATTAGTTGCCCACCAATGCATCAAGATAACTAGGCAATGCAGATATTGTATTGATTAACACTGCCTGCATTAACTCAGGTTCACCGGACTGGTATGCAGCGAGTAAATTCTCGCCTGCTAATTTAATGCCTTGTTCTATTCTGTACAGTTCATTCTTTGTAGCTGACATGTGAGGCCCTTTCGCTAAAATACGCCTTTTGACGCATTAAGCGATAATAGCGCATTATCCCTTTTGCCCGTCAATCCCTGTGTTGCGTGTCGCGTGTTAATAGTAATTGATAAATTGAGTCCACTCTGGCCTCTACCCTGACCAGCCTGCCTTCAAGGTTGTGGCCGCCGTTGCGGTCAGGCTTTAGCTCACTTAGGTAGTGCTTGACCAACCAACCCACACACCCCACGAACGAGCCCACAATGGCCGTTAAAGCCACAATTAAGCCCGCCCATGAGGTTATGGTCATTTTACTTTTTTGCCTTTCCAGCAATTGCGGGTACATCTAAGGCCTTTAACACTGGCCCAATAAACCCGGCAATGGCGGCATTGGCCAAAATCTTTGGGTCTGTTATCCCAGACATGTACAAAGCTGCGACTGCAGCGAGCGAAGCCCGCAGCCATGACATCGCAGGCTTTTTTAATGCCTCAAGTGACTTACGCATTGGTTTTCTCCTTGTTAGTTGATAGGCCCAATTTTTCAATTAACGCAGCTGCCTGCTCTGCATTGATTGAAATCTCGAAATGCATCGGATCTTTTCTGCCTTTGTAATCTCCACCCCATCGGATGCCATATTTTTTGCATAACGCTTGGATCAATGTGACTTGCAATGGCGTAAAAGTACCGGCGGCACCCAATGGATGTTTGGTTGCGTTCAGGTCAATGGCCGTACCGCTTGAATGATTGCTAAGCACTGTTTGGCTCCCCCTTATTTCCCGGTAACAGTAGCCCCAATCATCATTGCCATCATCTATAGCTTCAATATGTTCATGAAATTGCGCAGCTAAGGCAACCAACAATGGCGCAACCTTTTCTGCGCATCGCAGTTTAACCCCTGAATCGGCAATGGCGTATGACCTTATCCCAATCTCATTTGGGTCTTTTGAGGCTGGCCACCCGTTTTGGCTAGTTATCAATTGCGACCCAATCACCTAGTTCCTCATTCCATTCATACCGATACTTTTCTGCATTTTCTGGATAAGGAGTAGGCGGATTCCATCGGCAAGTAGGCTCATCTAACACCCACGTATTAAACGGTTTTGGCGGGATAAAAGCATCTCTGACTTCATCATAAGAATATCCAATGCCAGCATAATTAAATCTTATATTTCCGTTGTATGAAGTCCTAACACATTTTTGACCTCTAAAATTACCGTACCAAGTTTCGGTATCTAAACTTTCAATTAGTTCGGTTTCATCAATACCAGTGATAACTTCGGTAACAATGCCATCTGTGATAAATGCGTAGTGTGCCATTATGCCCAACTCACATTTCCTGTGCCAGCGGTGATAGTAGTAATTTTGAATCCACCCGAAGGCGAACCTGTCGAACCTGTTAAGCCCCCGCCGATGGTAATTGTTTTGCTGTCGGGATATTTCAAAACTACAATTCCAGAACCGCCCGAAAAACTATTTCCAGAACCAGCACTTGCCCCCGCGCCACCGCCACTATTAGCGGCACCATTAACCGTTCCGTAACCTTCTGCCGCGCCGCCACCGCCCGCAGAAGTAATGCCATTAGTATGACCAGCACCGCCCGAAGCGTAAGTCGTGCCAGTTATTGAAGAACTTAATCCCGCGCCAGCCGTACCGCCTCGAGTTGGATATTGTTCATTGCCACCAACGCCGCCAGCACCACCACCGCCGCCCGAATAATTATTACTTCCGCCGTGTCCGTTACCGCCTGCGTATCCTTGATTGCTAGTTCCACTTCCACCAGTTGTTGTCGCATTTGCCACCTGACCCGACCCACCGCCGCCACTTCCACCAGTAATTCCGTTTCCTGTACTTGCTCCATAACCGCCGCCAGAGGAAGTTACGGCATTAAAAACAGAACTTGAACCATTACTTAATCCACTCCCACCTGCGCCAACAGTTACGGTGTAATTTGTTGCTAAAGAAGCGGCAAAAGCACTTTCAGCACCACCGCCACCGCCAGAGGTTCCGACAGAGGTTCTAAAACCACCTGCGCCACCTGCGCCGCTATTTGTAGTTCCGACAATACTTTGACTTCCGCCACCGCCCGCGATAACTAAAAAATTCACATCGAAAGAACGCGGAGTGCCAGAACTCGCCATTATTCCAATTTTCATTACGCCAAATCTCCGAACACTATCCACGAATTTGCCGCAAGTTTTTTAATAGTTGCGCCGCTGTTGGCTACTCTTAATTTTGGCGTTGCACTGGTAGCACCTGTTGAAATAACCGTTGTTGTTCCCGGGGTAACTGCGCCGATAGTTGGCTGACCTGCGCCAGTTATCCAGAACACATTAAACTCTGTGCCGACTGCGAAATTGTAAGTCGCATCGGTTGGGATGTTAAATTGAACAGATGTTGCAGCGTTCATTGAAAATAAGTTGTACTCATCGCCTGCAACGAATGTGTAGGCCGCAGTCTTGGCGGTGTAACTAGATGAAAGCGAAAGGGTAACTGCTCCACTAGCTGCGCCACCTGATAAACCTGATCCCGCATTTGTATTGACTGCGGTTATATCGCCAACAGGCGCACCAACCCATGCACTGCCTGAGTAATACTCAAGTGCATCGGTATCTTTCAGGTACGAGTATTGCCCCTCTTGCGGTGATGTAATGGCAGATGCTCGCGCAGCTGACGATGCAAACACCAGTACGCCTTGCATCAGGTAACCGTTAGTGTCGGCTGCTGTTAATACTTCACCTGTGGTAAAGGTCTTAAACCCTAAACCTGCTGCCATTTTCTACTCCTTAATAACTGAGTACGGATGTATCAAGTATCCCGTACAGGGTTGAGTTTAGTATAAATGAGTCAATTATTGGCTCAAGTGTGGTAAAAGTCTGCCGCCAAGAATTTGGGCTAATCTGATAATTAACGCCAAATACTTGCAGGGTCTTGGTGAGGATTGACCCGCCCGGTTGCGTAGTGCTAATGGTTACGGGATCAAAGAAATCCAGTTCAAGGGCGGCCAACACCATTGCAGCATCTGGGTAATACAGGTCAAGGATTAGCGCATCGCATCTGATGGAGGTTTCTGCGCGGCTGGCAATGTAAGCCTGCGCATACTGCAAGGCATCGGCATCACTAGAAAACATGGTTGCGGTTTGATTGTAGGAGTGCGCAAAATACTTGGTGACACTAGCTGCATTTACTACCACCTGAGCTGTGCCACCTGTCGGGGTAACACTTGCTTGGTTGTATATTAAAATGTCATTCAGAAGCCAATCACTGTTAAAATAATGCAATCCTGTGCCATTGTCGTTAAATACTCGTGGCGTACCCGATACCGATGTGGATGTTGTTGTGCGGTTTTTAAATATAAATGAGCCGCTGGCATCAACATAGAACGCGCCAAATTCTACTAGCTCGCACTTTTGCGCAGCACTTAACGCAGTGGTTGCAGTGTTGGGATTTGCCTGCACTGTGCTTAATCCTGTTTCAATTGAGCGCATACTTGCAGGCCATGAGATTTGGTCAAGGATTTGGCTGACTCTGGTGCTAGTTAAATCGCCTGCGCTGCTACCGGCAACGGTTGTTATCTGTGCCATCTGCACCAAACGCATTGCATCTACGGCTTGGATGGTTGTGTAGTTTAAAGTATCAGTTGAATTGTTTGGTTGTGTGGTCAGATAGTTTGTGATGAAGCCTGAAAATAACGGATACACCACATTTAAACTGGTTGCACTAATTGACACTTTGACCATTGGATTGAGCAGATTGTAATAAGGCCCGCTGACATTTTGCGGGTTGAAATTCCCGTTTTCATCAATGATGCGCAGCGATAATGTGCCTGCTTGGAATTGGTCAGCCTGCGCATTGCGCCCGCGTTGTATTGATATTGCATTGATTTGGTCGGATACATCCACAATGACGGCAGCTGCATCGGCAAGGATATTTGTGTCAAGGATGCCTGTATCTAAAATCATTGCCTGCGCAAATGATGGGCCTGTTGAGAAGTTAATAAAGGCTTGAACGGTTGGGGCGGTCATATGGCAATGGCCCCTGCGTATTGTAATGATGTGCCGTATCGCCCAAGGTTTTGAATAACCGTTTGCACTGCATCGGCAATTACTTGCTCGCTGCCTACAACGCCTGCATTGACTGAAATGTTATAAACATTGGTTCCCATAGGGTCAGGGTTTCCAGCCCTGCGCGCTGCGCCTGCAAAGCCTGAATCGCCGCCTGCGCTTAATGCATTAAGAAAGTTATTGAAATCAATTTCAGCTTGAGCCACTTTTGCATCTGCCGCTGCCCTTGCTGCGGCATCAGCGGCATCTTTAGCAGCTTTAGCATTTGCATCGGCGATGGCTTTAGCATTTGCATCATCAGTTGCTTTAGCTGCCGCATCAGCGGCGGCCTTGGCTGCTGCTGCTTTAGCTGCGGCTGCTGCTTTAGCTGCCGCATCGCTCGCTGATACCACAGTGCCTTCTGGCGTTACTGTCAAACCTTGCAAACCCAACAAACCTGCCGCACTACCGGGTATTTTCAAGTCTTTTAGCAAACCATTTATTTTGGCAATAATGCCCGGCCAGTCTGCAAACGGATCATCAGCCTTTGGCAAGTGCGTTAATAAATCCGCTAACTCTTTGGTCTTGGCTTCATTGGCTAACAATGCAGCTTGCAATTTTGCAGCTGCTGCAACATCCTCATCTAGCAATGCCTTTTGCAGCAGTAAACGCAAGCGGGTTTCATTGTCAATGCCATATTTTAATGCGGCTTGAATTTGTATTTGAGCAAGGTCAAATGTAGTGCCTGCTTTCTTTAATGCTAGTTTGTCCATTTCGGCTTTTTTGGTTAGCGCGGCAAGGCGTTTAGCAGCATCTAACGCTTTTTTATCTGAAATGGCTTTAGCCTTTGCAGCTTTATCCTGAGCAATAAGTTGCTTGGGGTCTAGTACAGGTGCGCCTGCGGCTTTATTTGCCGCAATTGTTTTACCACCTTTTTGCAAGGCTCCTACAATGGGAGTCAAAATTGGGCTAAAAAATAAATCTTGTAATCTTGCACCACCAAGATTTTTTTCTAATTTGCTAATTGCATCGGCCAATCCAACAGTTACATCAGCAATGGATTTTGCTAACTCATCCATTTTGCTTGTTGCTTTATCTAAGGATTGACCATTGGCCAGCAATTCAATGGCTGTAACTAAACCTTTGCCAATAGTTTCTTGGGCATCTGCGGCTGAGGCTTTAAGAATATCTAATTGCCCTGCATATGTGCCTGCCGCAACAGCGGCTTGGCCACCAAACAATCTTGTCAATTCTTTGTTTATCGCATTGAGGTCTTTTGAGGCTAGTACAGCTTTATCAATGCCGGGTATCAATTTGGTTAATGCTGTTGTGTTACCCGCGTATGCTTTTGAAATTGCTTTTGTGACACTCTCGACATCCGATGAAGTGCCTGCTGCAACATCTAATGCAACGCTTAAACCCTCTTGCGCTTTGGTAACTGACCCAGTGGCAACCAATAATTGTTGAAATGCTGGCCGCAATTGGTCATCAAGTACACCCGTTTGCCTCTGCAATGATTGGATAAACTTTTCCACACCCACCTTGGCAAATGAGTTGCCTGTGTTGTCTAAGGTTTTGCCAAGTGCCTTTGCAGCTTTGTCATCAGCTAAAAATGCCTTTACTGAGGATTTGCCAAATTGCGCTAATTTTGTTGCGCTGTATAAACCAACAAATGTTTTGGCAAGTTTTTTTACAGATTTATCAAAACTACTTATGTCTTTTTTGCCCTTGGCTAATCCTTTGCCGTCATACTTGGTGACTGCGGAAACGACTAAATTTGGCATTAGGCGGCCAAACCAAATGCCGATTGTGTAGCGCGTTCATTGAACCGCCGAGCTGCTTTCTCAATAGCGTGTACCACTGCATCTTGGGCTTTGCCTTGGCTTTCATTCCAAGCGCGAAAAATTAACCTGCCGCGCATCATGTCTTTGCCATACATCGGCCCAAAGTGATTGATAAAGATTGCACCTGCATTTGGATTGCGCGAGTGTGAAACATCCCTGCCGCCGCCTTTTGGCCCAACCCATTCTCGCCCATTTGCCCCTGATGCTCGGCCAGCGGTTTCATAAATTGCACCTGCCGCTGATGTGTTGATGACAGAATAAAGCGCGCTGAATCCATAACGGGTTTTTTTATTTGCACCCGCTTTGTACTTGATCCCGGCAATTACTTCAGCAGGGTTGTATAGCGGAAATTTGCGCACTCGGCCTTCAGTATTAAATTGCGGTTGCGCTCGCACCTTACCTTTATCAGCCCAGTTGTATAAAGTAGATGGAAACGGACTCGGCGCGTATCCCCGCGCCTTATCCCTTATCGGCAACATCGCAGCTTTAATTTCAATTTTCATTTGTTTGTTTAGGTCAGGCTCAAACGCATTGAGCTTTTGAATTAGCTCCTTATAGCCTTCTACGACTACGGGCATTTTTTGCCATCTCCTTTGCTCTATCGCTAAACACCTGCAACACCGCTTTGAGCATGTAGCCATCCATCTCTAGCACTTGCGATGGCGATATTTTCATCTCCACCGCAAGACTAGCCACGAGATAAGTCATGCTGTTGCGGTCTATTCTTTTGGGTTTTCGTCATCCATAACTTCAACCGATACCAGCGTATTTAGAAACTCATCGCCAAATGGCGGGATTACTTCAACGCGCTGCAAACAGTTGTGAGCTAACCAATAAATGTCGCTCTGTTTTTCTTCATCGCGAAATTGTTTATGGATTCCTTTCCCGGTGTATTTCTCAAAGGCTACTTCGACAACAGGCGAAATGTGCAAAACCACTTCCCCCGAGGCCCTAGTTATCTTTAACCTTGCCATGCTCTACTCCTTAGAATGAAACGGTTGGTGAAACTGTAACTGCGGTGTTCACAGTAAATGACAGGCTAGATGTAGCTTCATCAGCTACGCCGCCTGACCCCACTGGGGTTAGGTTATTGACCAGAATGGAAAATTGATACGACGGGTTCGTTGCCGATACCAATGTGCCTTTAACGGTGATCATTGACACTGCCAATGTTGTACCGAAAGCGGCATTGAGTGTGGTCATTACTTGGCTTGCAGCCCAGTCATTGAGAAAATCAATGGAAAGAGTTGCAGCTTGTAAACCAGCGGCAAACTTGTGAGCAGTATCGCCCATTGCGGTTACTTCAAGCTCATCAACAACCTGAGTTAAAGTCACTGCGGTTACATAACTTGAAATGTCAACGCTAGGTACAGTTGGCGCAGCTGCGGTGGCAAGTTTCACGCCAACATTGTTGTTTAAATAAATTGCCATCGTTTATTCCTCATCCTTCTTGGTGGTTGGTGCTTTGGTTTCTGTGTCTTTAACTTGGCCGGTCTTTATCAGAAAAGCCAAATCCTCTGCCTTGGTGTCGCTCATGGTTATCTCCTTATGACCAGCTAGTTAGTATTGATACGGATATATCAGCAGTGAGCAAATCCCCTGATGCTGCTGATAAAACTGATGGTGCGCTTACTGTGCCAACATTCATCACAATTGCAGATGAGTTGAGCAAATTAAATACTGCAACAATCGTATCCTCGATGCCGTTCAAGTTCCCTTGGTTATCTAACAATGGCACCGTCATCAACACGCGAAAGTTAGCAAGCGGCGGGATAACTTGCACATTGTTGCTTGGCGTGATGTATGGATCAGCGGGAACAATAATTACTGAATTAGCAGTGATTACACTTGGCGGGTAAGCAAAGATATTCCACATACCCGCATTGGTTAAAGCTGTGGCGAGTGTGGTGCGCAAGGTTGTTAATGCTGTTGCCATTACCCGACCATTGAGTTAGGAGTCATGTACGGGGCAATGAGGCCGCGAATAGATGCCATTAAAGTATTAGACATTTTGAACGGGCTAGGGCTAAATCCATCAACGCTCATGCCGCCATCTTGGGTGGTTTGTCTTGATTGGAAAATATTGGTGGCCAAAATCATTGCAGCCTCACGCACTCCACCTGTTGCCGCGTAGCTTGCGGTCTTATCATCTGGCCCTGACATTTTGCCGTAAGGCTGGACTTGATGCATTGCAATATCGGCATTGACTATTGCAAATTGCAAGTATTGATACCCGCGCGGATAGTTATATGGGAACCCTGCAAAATTAGCATTGTTTGGAATCGGCGCAGGGCCAACACCTGTGATTGTGCGCGTACCGTTAAAAGTTGCGCCTGATGCGCTGATGGTGACGGATTGACCAACAACAAACATTCCCGGCGATGCAATAACAATCGTGGCAATGTTTCCACTTATCCCAGTGGCTACAACAGGCGCAGTGTTAAACCACAAAAATTGGTTAATTAAATCCTCTGCTGTTTGGCAACAGGTTTCTACAATGTCAGATGTGTATAAAGTGCCAATGCCTAAATTAGCGCGCAATTCTGCTTCGGTCACATAGGTTGCGGCCATGGCACTCTCCTTATCTAAAGACTTGCAGGGTCAGGGCCTCTGAACCCTGCAAGCCGACTTAGTTAGTTATCAGGTTAAATTGAAGCGTTGTAGGCCACCTGAAACCAAAGTTTTGGTTGCAAAATAACCATAAAGTAAAACGCTAATTTCTCCGGTGGCCACGACATTGACCGAAAGGGTCAGTGTTGGGCTTTCATAAATGCAGATTGCGGATGGTGTTACAACAAATGCTGAATCATCAATTGTTGTTGCAACCATGTATGGATCAACATATAAATCCAATCCCAAAATTGACCCTCTAACCGATGTTGGCAGTGACACACCTGCAGCATTTTGTGGTTGTGCAGCTGCGTAGATTGGTCGGTTTGAACCATCTTGCGCATTGATAAGTAGCGACCATTGCGATGTGCCTGCAATGTAAGCATTTGCCAATTCACCAGTTGCGGCAAATACGGCTGGTGCAGCCGCGCCAACAAACTGTTGCACACCTGTTGCACTTGCAGCCACAGTTGTTGCGCATAATGTTCCACCGCTCACAATCTCGGCCACCACTGCAGAATCGCTGGCCTTGGCGTATGCCCGCAAGCAGTTTTCATACATTGCTGAATAAAAACTTGGCCCGGACCTATCAAGAAGCTCTGTGCTCATAATCTGAGTGCCGGCCAGTTTGACCACAGTTGCATTTACATACGCAGACACAATCTGAGTCGCAGCTGTTGATTGACCCTCAGCCACTGTTGAAATTGTGGCATTAGTTGTAATTTTAGGATGTGAAATTGTCATCCCAGTTGCGGCTAGTGCGCGAGCACCGCCAAGTGCATCAATAGTTGGCCGAATCATTAGTGATGTATCAATAACGGTTGGGCTAAATACTGTTGGAGAAAATGCAGGGTTTGTTGTGAAGCTGTCATTTGCAGCTTGAATTTTACGGGCTTGGCCATCAGCAGCTCTGACAAAGTCGCGTGACTCATCATTGCCCATTGTGGCTTTGATTGTGTGTTCAAGATATTGCGATTGAGTTTTAATTGGTGAGCGTAATTCTCCGACCTGATAAGAGGCCGAAATGATTGAGCGTGAGGCTTCTACTACGGGAGCAGTTTCCACCTCGGGGGTTACGGCAGCGGGAGTTTCTTTCTCCACGATAGCCTCACTTTCTGTTTCTGTTGTTGGGTTGGGTACTTCTACCGCTTCGCCTTCGCTTGCGGCAACACTAGTTACTATTGCATTAACAAATGCTGGTGTTTCTACCAATGACACCTCTTGCAATTTTGCAGCAGTTACCAATAGGTAGCCATCTTTAGGCTCTGACTTTTGAACATCCACACCTACTGATAAACCTGAAATTAAATCCTCGCTGGCCATTACCAAAGCATCTTGCCCGGCACTTGATGCACTTATTTTAAATGAACCGTAAATTGCTTGATCCGTAGTTTTGAAGGATTGAGCGCGGCCAAGTATTGCGTTTGGCTGGTGCTGCAATAGCAGTTTCACCTTAGCTGTATCGTGTATCGCAATTGACCCGCGCTCAAACATAACAGGCCCAACCGATGTGTTGCCGATTTCGCCAAAGGGTACAACGACACCTGCAATAATTCTGCGCTCGGTATCGGCTGCCTCAATTGCGCTGCTAAATGTTAATTTCACGATGCATCTCCATTCGGTGATAAATCTTCCATTTCTTTTGCTTGGTCTAAAGTAATCAATTGCAAAGATAAAAGTTTTTCTATCGTTGCAAGTCTTGTTGTTGCATCCACACGCAAAAATGTTTCATCCACTGCAAAGCGCACAATGTTGCCATTCGCGGTGATGTCATTCATGCTAAGCCTGTCCTCCACTGCACAAACATAAGGCGCAAGCGTGTACGCAAAAAATTCTTTGCGCGCATCTAAAATGTTTTGATAGGTCATGCTTGCATTTGCATCGCTGCTTAACATGTAAGCAGGCACATTCATTAAACGCGCAATTTCAGTTGATTGCGCCTGTATTGCCTCTGTGTACATCATATCTTTTGGTGAAAATGATGTTGGAATAAAATCAAGTGTGCTTGTTAAGTATGCAGTTGCCCGCGATGATCGCGCCGCTTTCCATGATGCCAATAATCCTTGCACTACTGGTTCAGGTAAATCTGCACCGCTATTTTTAATGTGACCGCTTGCAATTGGTGTGGCAGCAGCAATAGCAGCAGCGCGTTGAATATCAAGGGCAGCCCTAATTGTGCGCGCACCGGAAACAAGGACTGCCGGGTTGAGTGATTGAAATGTGATTAAACTCGAAACACCATTCATCGGTCTTTCTGCGCCATCAACTGCGTAACCAATAATTTCGGTGCTGCGTTTATTAAAACGCGCAGTAACTCGTTCATTTGCTACCCATGCAAATCGCGCAGGCCTGCCATCATCGGAATAAACTGCGGTGACTTCCCAATATGCAACAGAATTGAAAATTAAACTTTGGATTGTGTAAGCCATAGTTACTGCGCGGGGTTGGCGTTCATCAGGTTGCTCTAACCAAACTGGTGAACCTAATTGCTCGCCGGTTGATTTCTTGTAAAGCTCTAATGGTATGCCTGCAATAATTCCGCAAATTAAATTTCTGCATTTCATAACACTTGGCACACTGAGGCAACTCGCCAAATCAATAGTTACATCTTGGTAACTAAATCCATCATTGAATCCGTAGTAATTGCCATTCATTACCGGTGGCGCGTATTGCGCAGCTATGCGGGGAGTTTCAACGCTCGCATCTGGTACAACACGCAATCGCGACAATATGCCCATAGCGGGATAATAGCCCTATACCACCCATTGAGGACATAGGGAGCAAAACGGACATGCGGCGTGTCTATACCGCCATAATTTGTGGGATTGATACGGGTTGGCTCATTTTGTGGACAATCATTGCCAGCGAAATTGCAGCTGCAATGCAACCGGCCGATTGACGGCGAATAATGCGAAATGAGCCTTCATTAGTTTTCGCTGCGCAGTTATTCATGGACTCGACAAACTCGGGTTGGCCTGAATGGGTAATGCGTTTGGCAACTATGGCATCAAGCAAATCACCGCAAGCCTGATAAAACTGCTGCCCTGACACATCCTCCATTCTGCACCCGTTCACTGCTAGGCGTTGAGCAATTGACTGGGTGGCGTAGTGATCAAACATAATGCCAGCAGGATTGTATTTATCAGCCCACCCTTTAATGTCAGCGGCAATGCGTAGGTCATCAACTGCAACCTCACTGCGCCATTGTTGCAAAATGCCAACACCAATGCGGCCATCGGGTAGCAATTGCCCGGCAACCAGTGAAGCGGTGCGGGTGTTTTGCGCTTTATCAAATGCAAAGTAAGTCAGCGGCCCCGGGCCCATTTGTAAAGTCTTATCGCCGCAATCCTCAAATGCCATGTTAGGCCAAGGGCTAGTTAGCGATGAAACCCAAGTGCAAAGCATCTCGGTCTTTATAGTTTCCACGCTATCGGTTGAAACCGCCTCAGCTAATACATCCTCGGTTATTGTTATGCCTAGCGCGGGGTTTGCCATCGCCCATGCCTTGCGGTCATCTATCTTGCAATGCTGCGGTGCAGAATACTCATACCAGCCAAGGGATTTGTCAGGGTATGACAATGCCCGTTCGCGCAGGTCATTAAGCACTATCGAGTAAGCATCCCCGGCATTGCTCGTAAAAATGGATTGGGAATTTGGGCGAGCGCGGGTTACAGGTTTTGCAGCTTTCATCGCTTCCTCGGAGATTTCGCGCAGCTCATCCACAAATAACACATCAGCCGAAAGTCCTCGCGCGCCATCGCGTGTAGCTGCAACGACTTTGTAACTCGCACCGTTTTTTAATTCGATACTTTCCTGACCATTTGCAAAGCGGCCAACTACGCCGCGATTTAATTTCACTTGATCCCGTAGCTCATCGTTGTTTTCAATAATTGCAACAACCTGCCGGAATGTAACCAAAGCCATTGACCGATTTGATGACATGGCCACAATGTTGCGTTCGCCCAATTCAAAGAGGCCAAAGAGGATGCGCCAATAGGCAAGTGTGGTTTTGGCGTTTTGCCGGGCAACCAGTATGCAGATTGTCTTGCGGATGAAGTTACCGTCAGCATCTACGGTCAGAAAATCATCAGCTACAAATTTCTGCCAAGGCATTAAGTGATAATTGTACTTTTCGCAAAATGCTGCGAAGGCATCACCGTATGAATGACCTTTTAAAGCTGGACTCATAATCCGGGGTTTGACCGCCCCCATCAATCCCGGTTTCTTAGTAGCCCCCTTTTGGATTGGTATTGGCTCGGGTGTCATAGGTACTGGCTTGGACTAGGTTGCCCCGCAAATGGGCCTGTTAGGACTTTGGTGACGGTTCTCGGGGAGGTACGCGAAGT